CTACCTGGTCAGTTCATCGTACTGTCTTTCGCATACCCTTCCGGCTTCAGCTGCCCGGTCAGCGTATTCTGCCAGTTGCCGGTTTCGTTCGAGAGATTTTTCGAGCACGTCGGCAAGCAAAACCCCGGTGTCTGCGGCTGACGACCCAGCGCCGACAGTGGCGTTATACTGCCTGAGCTGCTCACGGATGGCAACGAGCTGCTGCTGCAGCCGGCCAGCGCGAGCGGCAGCATCAAGAGCATCATTGCGCGCCTGGTCGATCCTCTGCTGCGCTTCACGTTCATTGGTTGCTTTCTCCTGTTCGTCATGTTGACGGGCTTTATCATCTTCTGCTTTGCGGTCTGCCTTCGCCTGCGCATACCCGGCGTCGTACTGCCTGTCACCGTGAATATTCCAGGCTACAACGCCTCCGGCCACCAGAACAGCAAGCATCGACACGATAAGCAGCTGTTTCCAGTACGCTTTCACGAATGCCGTGATCATGATGCCAGTACCTTCTTGGCCGACAGGTAACGCACACGGCGATCGTCGATGCCATTCTGCCCGCCGTTGATGATCTGCGTGACGCGCATCAGGTCGTCGGTGTACTTAAGGCATCCATATTTCACGAAGTACCACGCCGCGCTCCGCGCTGCATACTCGTCCTGCGCCAGCAGCTCCGGCTGCTTAACCAGATCCACCTTCAAGCCGTTGCCGCAGTCGCGATAGGTGTTCAGCCCGGTGATCTGGATAAGCCCGCGCCCGCGGTAAAACCAGCCGTCGGTCGGCCCGTTATTCCCCATGCGTTTGCTGTACACCAGATTGGCAATGGCCCGCTGCCTCTCCAGTGGCAATGATGGTTCACCCTGCCGCCGCCCGAGGGAATTAGCCTGGCCCTGCGTCAGTCGCCCGGAACGGACGAAACCAGCCAGCCCCGCCACGCTGTAATTGAAGCTCTCAACGAGCTGGGTAAATCCAGTGCTTTCATGCCCGGCCTGGGCAATAAACATCGCCTGATCCAGTGGCTTGATGATGCCAAACTCTTTCATGGCCGCCACGATGTGCGGATGCCAGCGTGTTGCCAGCGCCAGGCTAACGCCGGCAGCTTTCTGAAACTGGTTAATGTCCATGTTGCGACCTCGATATCTTGAAGATTTGCACGACGTTGCCGCGCGTCTTCAGCACCGCGGCGAACATCACAGCATTGATAACGACCTCAGAAAGATCTGCGGTCATGGGGAAGTGGTACAGGTATGAGTACGCGGTACGCAGCGGGATACTGGCCGCAGCCACGATGAGGAAATAGGCGATCCACCCGCCCCAGCGGCGGTGGCGCGATCCGTTGCGCTGGAAGAACATCACCCGCAGCGCTATCCCGCCGCAGATGATTGCATTAGCGATAAGCAGCAGATCATGGCCTGTCATCGTCTTTACCTCCCGGGATTAAATCGCGCGGATTGTCAGAGCGGTGATACAGCCATATCCCGATTCGCACCGCGACAATTGCCGCAACGAACGCGCCAGCAGAATAGACAATACCCCGCTCGAACGAGTCCTGTGTGATGGTGGGGATCATGCTGGCAACGCCGATAAGGATTGATGCTGTGGGTTTGTAGAAGAGAAGACCGCAGAGAAAGCTGAGTAGCGCCAGGAGAACGCGGCGCTTGACCGGATACTCAACTGCAGAGGTAACAAAAATTACCGCCCCGGCCAGCGATCCCAGCGCCACTTCAGGAGGTACGCCGGCGATGACTGCTGCCAGCGCACCGTAGCTAAGCCCCTGATTTATTGTATCAGCGGTTAGCGATGCAGACATGATGACCACCGTTTACTATGCATGATGAACCTCCTGTGATTTGTTGAACTATCATACAGCACAATCCATATAAGAATAAAAGGTAATATTAATTAAAAGTGATTTAATTACATATATGTGCTTTACACATATATAACAAATAAATCCGCCACTCTATGGCGGATTTAATTAATCAATTGCTTCTATTTCAATTGATACAGGATATTCGTCATTAATAACGTTTGATTGTGTGCCATCAAGGTGAATATCAAATCCCTGCTTATTTGTTTCGCTAAAGGTATTATCAGGAAGATTTCCAGCATTAGTAATAAATACTGGCTCGAAGTTTTTATTCTTCGCCGTTGAGTTTGATACACTTGTTGCGGTGGTGCCGCTTATTGTCGTGGCGGTGCTGGTAGTGACAGAAGGAACTGAATCCGTGCGGGTGGTGATGCCACCGTTAGCTCCATTTGGAATGTTAACAATATATTGCTGCTGAGCGGTACTCGACAATCCGCAGCGCAATGTCACTTTGTATCGATGGAATGGAGGCAACCCAACAACAGATACTACAGAGTTCTGCCCCTTAAACAGGGTACCTTCCAGCTTACACTTCAATCCGACTGTAGAGATTATTGACTCACCAGGGAGAGTTGGATGCGGCGTAGCCACACCAGCAACTGCCTCTGCAAGCGCCAGCCACGGACGGATCGTTAATTGCGTAACTCCAGAAGTTAATCCAAGACCAGCCTGGTGCTTGTAATTTTTACAATTCAGCTTAATGTAGCCTGTCAGACCAGCCTTCCTCACAAGACGGCATGGTTGAGAGCTTGATGTAATTGGGCTTGCGGCAAAACCGTCGTATCGGAAGTTGGCAAAACCATCAACGCGCGCTTTATCAGCTGCATAAAGTGCCGTGCTGTTACCGCCGACCTCCCACCACCCCATCATGTCGATGTCGCAGTTATACAGATTATCTGCGCGTGAGCCGTCACCGACATAGATGCCATATGACGCCGCAGTGATTCCGTGCTGGAAGCCAAAGTTGGAAATGCTGGCGCCATAAAACGAAAGCGTTTGATCGTCAGTAGATGCAGGGTTTGAGTGGAACCAGATCCCACGCTGTGACGTCCTTACGACGACATTATCTACCCTGATAACTTCAGTCCATCCTTTGTCGTTGTATACATCTATTGTTGTTCCAGTAGTGTAATCTCGAATTACGGAGTCAAATACTGAACCGCCATAAAAATCAGAAAACCTGACAAACGCAGTAGCGAGAGCATTCCCAACTACTGTGAAATTTTTGAGAATGACCGCATTAAAAAGGCTCTGAGCCTGCGTAGTACGCTTAAACGTCAGGGCGACGTTTGCGCCGGTATGGGTAATTACTGGAATGTTGCCCTTCGTTCCCATTCCTGGGCCTTCAATGATAAGCCCGTTAGTTGAGTTAATAAATTCAAGGCCACCGGAAATCGTATACCCAGCCGGACCCAAGGGAGGTACAGATAAATAACCCGCTGAATTAGTGATGCAGTAGTTAATAGCATTTTTAATTATGCCATCCAACGGAGCACCATCATAAAGGCCGAACTCCGTCGCGCAAACTTTTCCGGGGTTTTTTGGTATGCGTTGCCAGTAGTACTCAGATTGACCTGTCGGCACGCATATATAACCACCATCATCCTCAGCTGAGCCTCGCCTTGAAATAAATTCTCCGCCACCAACGGGACCGTGAGACATTGCGGCCCAACCGACAGGATGGGCGCGCAATAAAATACTTTGCCCTTCTGTATTTGGTATAACGTTTCGAAGTGCAGAAAATGATGAAACCTGGCCGATTAGGCCAAAACCATCATTTGATGCAAGACTTATAAGAACGTCGGAAGCAGATCCTGATTCAGGCAATACAAAAATTGGATCGCCATCGCTATTACAGGCAAGTAATTTATTTTTTCTACCTTCGACACCTGGAAGCATTCCAACATTTGATTCCGGAACGCGGAGCGTGCGTTTAAACTGGTTGTCAGAATGCGATATTGCATCACTGTATAGACTATCAGCATAATTCTTCGTAGCCGCATCCTGCGCCTGTGACGGGTCACGCAAGTTACGAATGCGGTTGTTGAGCGCATCGTAATAGTTCGCGATGAACGACGGCTTGCGCAGCGCCAGGCGTAGAAAGCTGAAACACTGCTGGATAAGCATGGTCAGCTTGTCGAACGCATCCTCATGGACCTCTGCGAAGAACTTCCCCTGGTTACGGAGGTCAGTCTCCTGGGTAACGGGAAGGTCACGCGAGATAGAAATCTGCCATCCGTTGGCCAGCGGTGACATCAGCACGACATTCCCGCCAGAATAAGTACCAGCCCCGGTAACGGAGTAATCGGTATCCAGCGTCAGCAACGTAATATTTTCGTTGAGGTCGGCAACCTGGACGGTGAGATCTGACTTCTTGAAGATGCGGAACGTGTACGGGAAAGATGTGGTAACGCCGTTCCCTGTGTAGTCGTTATGGTCGACTTCGGTTGAGACCGTCATATGAAATCTCCGGATGTCGCAGCGCCCGGCGCGCCACACTGGAGATCATTCTATTACCCATCAAACCATATATGAATAAAACAGATCGAAACGAGCAAAAACATTACCATTAAGGTAAACAAAAGAGCTCTGGAAAACTTTGTTACCTTTTGATATATGTATATATATACAGTATTTATGGGAGTATTCCTAATGCCAGAGCGGTACCAGTATCCTGTCGACGAAGGTTTTGCGGATCGTATTCACACCCCGGAAGGGGTCAGATCCCTGGTTGTAAAATCACAGCTGATGGAGTTGCTCAGGGAAATGGAGCGAGACGGCCACGATGTCAGCGGTGCGGCGGCGGAACTGGTGGCACTGGTTAACTATGTGACAAGCTCGCAGTTGTCGATGCGGGAGCTGCAAACACACCTGGACTTCTGCGCAATGCAGATCAGGCAGCATCTGAGATAACGGCAACTTACCAGACCATGAAGATTTTATGGATAAAAACCGAACATAATTCTACAATCCCATCGCCACATTCAGTGGTCTACACACGGTAAGTGAAAATGAAAAAAGCATTAGCAGTGCTGTTTGTTCTGTTGTCTCTGGGTTCAGCTACACAAGCTTTCGCTGGAAACTGCCAACATGATAGTGATACTGCAGCTGACGGCTCACGTTGTGGCGGCCGTTCTGCTGACTCCCGTCCCGGCGGTCAGTGATAATTAAGGCCGCGAAAGCGGCCTTTGTGACATGTCACACTCTTTTCCTGAAGGATAGCTATTCGAAGAACGAAGACATTCCTCCGCAGGCGATAGCAAAGATTAGACCACCAAAGAAAAGTAGACCAGCCTGCCACCACTCCCAGCGCCATACGTCCATGGCTCCAACCATTCCCACGATAGATCCAACCAGTGGTATATAGCTGACGATGAATGCAATCGGTGCCGCTATTATCCAGTGCAAGCCACACCACGACTCAAGGCCGGCCATAATAGCCGCTAACTGGAAAATCCCCACCACGATGTAAACGATAAAGCCAATAGCTTGCATGTAGTCACCTATTTATTCAGAAAAAATTAGAGGTTTACCTTGAATAATGCTCGCCACAAGAATTATTCCCTGCACAACAAAAATAAACCAGCAGATAGCCTGCGCTGGGGGACTAAGGAAATATTTGTATCGGTCAGCAAATAACAACCAACCAGAAACTATCACAGACAAAACAATTAAAAACAAGCTCCCCTACCCTTATTCCGGCGTTACGTCCTGCGGTCGCCACCAGTATGTTTGATTGAATTCTTTCTTCGAACGCTGCTCCATCTTGCGCAGATAGCCAGGCGAGAAGTATTCCTGCAGCTGATTAAATATCATATGGTCAAGAGCTGCTTTTGCATACCATAGGTTGGCGCCGGGGATAAGCCCCTTGCCGAGTTTAACCAGATCACCACCTGTCTGCTCCGGCTTTCCTTCAACGGCATTAAGCGGGATACCCTGAGCCAGCTTAACCACGTCATCAACCAGTCCGGCCACAGGCCCCAGCATTGAAGCCAGCGCACCGCCGCCATAACGGGTATGGTCAGAAAGAAGAAAATCACCATACAGGCCAAGGCCACCACCTTTCAGTAGTGCACCGAGCCAGAATTTACCAGCATCTTTTCCGGTCATCTCCCGTGGGTTACGCCCGGATGCCAGGTCGTTAAGTTGCTGAGATAGCGCGCCCAGCATCGTGGTGCTGGCGAGGAATGCGGCGATATAGGCAGCCCGGCCACCAGCGGAAGGCATCCCCATTGCACGCGTCCAGTGCCGCAAAACAACAGATATCGGGAACGATTTAAACAGGAAAACCGAGCGGGTTAACTCACCTTTCCATGTGCCGCGCTGCAACCCGCCACCGGTAAGCAGCTGCTCACGCGCGCCAGGCGTAATGACTGCCATGTCGACTTCTTCAGATACTGCTGCCAACAGCCGGCGCATGGCCTCAAACCTGACTCGCTCCGGCAGTCCTAAGTGCATAACAGCAGCATCAGGGATCCGCATAATACTTTCCGGCGTGAGCATCGTAGTGTTTCCGTTACCCCAGTCTTCCTGTTGCGCCAGTTTCCATACGCTGAAGTCCTGCTCAGTAATGCCCTTGCTCTTCAGTATGCGGAAATCGCTGTCATCAAGGCTTCTCAGATCCGGCGCCCGGCTGACCACTTCGCCAAGGCTGCCCATCATCGTCACGCCGTAGGCACGCTTGTGAGCATCGGTCCATGCTGTCAGGCCGCTGGCGCGCATTACCGCCGTTGCCGCCCAGCGGGAAACCGACGGTCCCATATTGTCCATCGCCCAGCGGTTAACGCTGCCGAGCAACGATTCCATAGCCAGCCCAGCGCGACGGGCGCGGGCAAGCTCCGTGCGGTTCGCCGGGTTCATGGCCTCAAGCTGGTTCATAAATAGTCGGTTCATCGGGATGTTCGCTACCTTCGCCGACATATACATCGTGCCTAGGTCAGAGAATGAAGCCAGCAGCGCGGAACCAAGTCGGCTCGCCACCATCCAGTTTCGGATGTTGTCCGACCATCGTGCGATGTGCGGATTAGCGATCGGCTGCGTCTTCCCGGCGATAAAGTTGTAAAGGTTCTCGGTACTGTTGGCCAGGCGCTTAATCCTGCCAGTGCGCTCAGGGTTGGCAGTGGCCTGTTCAGCCGTAACCTCGTCCAGGATAGAGCGGAAAACGTGATCGGGGTTCGGGCCGTATGTTTCAACCAGCGCGATATCTTTGCTGATACCTTCAAGGTGCCCGACCATTACTTCCCACAGAGAGCGATCGCCATATTCTCGCTGATACTGAAGGTAGGAGTCTGCGTCTTTGAAGTGGATCTGACGGGATGCATTACCGCGATTAGAGCGCGCGCCGGAAATGCGCATGCCAGTATCGCTTAATTTGTTCAGCCCGCCGGTGGCTATGGTGTTGTATGCCTCGCCCAGGAAGGTTTTCAACTCAGCATCGCTCATCAACTGTCCGTCATCTTTGATGTAGTACTTGCGATCCAGTTTGCCGATGACGTCGCTAACCCACTTATCCTGCGGAACCCTGCCGACTTTCTCCATTGAGTGGTGCTGAGGGATGCCCCAATTTTCCAGGTAGCCGATATCACCACCAGCGTCATTGAAGCGCTGGCGCAGCAGTTCAGTAACGCCAGCCCATGCTTTTGCGCCCTTCTTAGCCCTGACGTTGCCAGTGTCCTGCCCGCGCATCTCGTAAACCAGATCGCGCACGCTGGCCTCGTCCTCAAACAGGTGGAAGAATCTCGGGTCTACCGCTTCAAATGCTTCCTGAATCTGGCTTAGTGCATAGTCGCGTGTGGCTTTGCCGCGTGATTCTACCGACAGGAAATTTGATTTCCCGTCAGCGTGAAAGGCGATGGTCCGGTTAAGCGCCTCAAGCTTGCCGTCTTTCCCCTGGTAGGTCTTTATGAAGGCGTCGAGCCGCTGCCTGGCTGCGATGGTGAGTGCCACGCGGCGCTTCTTCAGCGCAGCTTCGTTAGTGAGTTCGTTCGCTGCTAACTGCCCGGCTCGGCGCAGCCGTTCGGCGTCAGTCATCGCCCGCCACGAAGCCGGATCATTGCGGGCCAGTTGCCGCATGTTCCGGTAAATACGGTCTTCAATATTCTTGATTTCCTGCTGCGTGAGTCGGCGGCTTGCGGCCTGCTGCACGGCGTTAATACATTCCTGACGCATAATTTATCCTCTTAAGAAACACGCAACAGCGACATCAAAAAGTCTGGAGTCCCGCACTGCCTGCTCATTTTCACGTGCAGCATCATCAAGCACCTCACGCGCGCTTCTGGACTGTGGATTGCCGTCATCATCAAGAACGGTGATCATCATATCTGGCGATAATGCCAGTGACTCTTCAGCAGCCATCACATCAATGTCCTGCTGATTCTCTGCCATTCTTGGCGATGGCGTGGTTTCTATGTCCCGGAGAGCCGCGTTAGGCTCCAGCGGTGCGACTTCATCGGCGGAGCGCACTTCTGCCGTGCGGAAAAATGAAAGAGCCTGAGCATCAAGCTCTGCCTCTGCTTGCTGCCTGCGGGCGATCTCTGCCCTTGCCTCGAAGAATTCGCCACCAGGCTCATGCGGAGCCAGTGCGTTACGAGAGAATTCCAGCCTCCCCTGTGCTTCGCTGATCCGCTGGTCTACATCCCTCAGTCTTGCCTGCTTGTCTGCGCGAGCACGGGACAGCGCTTTGCCGCTTCCCGCGGGTTGCTCTGCCAGTATCTGGTTACGCTGCTCAGTGAGGTTAGTGATAATGCGTTCGCTGTTGGCTATTTCTGACTGGTAAACCTTGCGGTCGCCACGCGGAAGAATTTGCGCAGCCTGATCCTCAAGCGTCCGCATTTCAATAGCTCTGGATGTTGCACCCTCATCTGCCTGAGAAAGCATCTCATCCAGTGCCTGCGATATAATGCTGCGCCGTGCCGGTATGCTGGTGAATGCCGCCGGCTCAACAATACTCGCCACATCAACCGATCGGTCTGCGCTGACATCCTGCATTGCCTGCCGTAGTGCCTGAGCATGCGCATCGCGTGACAGCACATTAACCGGGATGCCTGGAGCGATATCAAACTCAGCATGATGAGCAGCATTGGCTGCCAGCGCTGCATCGACGTCGGCAGGCATAAAATCAGGTGGGCGAACATTTTCACCACGCGAGTTTACGAACCGGCCAACACCGCCGAATGCCAGGCCGAGAACGGCATCGATCGCCATCGCCTGCTTATCGAACACGTCATACTGAGAGGCCATATCCTCATAGCCATTATCTCGCAGGATGGATGCTGTGCTGCCGCGCATAGCCATACCAAAGGCGACGTTCGTGCCTGCCGCATAAGCGATATCAGGCGCAGCTCGCACAACGGTACCAGCAGCATTCCCAAGCGCCGATCGTGATAACTGAGCGCCGACACCTTCAGCCAGTGCGCCACCAGCACGCAGGCCGATGCTCATCGGTATGACTGTACCGGCACCAGCTGTAAGGCCGTGTACAAGCGCCACTTCCTGGGCGGTGCTGTAATCTACGCCTTCGCCGCGCAGTCGCTCAAACTCGGAGAACCCCTGCAAGCTGGTCACAGCAGCAGCGGCGCCAGCAGGACCGGCTGCCAGCGTACTTACTACTGCCTGCGATCCCATATCGAAAAGACCATACAGTACCTGTCCGGCGGTGCCGGTAGTGGCGGCATCCGGCGTCAGGCGTTTAACCTGTGATGCAGCAAGCTCTCTCTGTCGGGCGATGTATTCAGGTGACGTGTCACGAAACGATGTATTGTCATTAACAAACTGAGCGATGGGTGATACAACGGCATCAACACCAGCCCACAAAAGCTGGTCAGGCTTTGCAACAAGGCCGGAATAAAGACCTGATGCGGCACCGCTGACTGATCCATCGAAAAACCCAACATCGTTTTTAGGGCTGCCTACTGGGTTTGATGCGGCCTGGTCCAGCTGCTGATTCTGGTTTACCGGGTTAAGTCCGAAGTAACTCATTGAGGGATATCTCCAGAGAAGCGCTGACGCTGCTGCGTGAGATCGATAACTACCGGTGTTCCGTCCTGTTTCAGAAGGTATCCGGTACCAAGTTTCACGAGATACTGGCTGTCGCCGTAGCTTTGCAGGCCGTACTGCCCAGGCGGAGCCTTAACGCCAGCACCGGTAACCTGCGTTTCCCATGCCTGATTAACCTCTTTATCGAACTGCTCAGAAGACATGCCCCACGGCAGCAGGACATTACCCATGCCGTTATAGTCATGCACGCCGCCAGTAGCGACGTTTATCGCCTGCTCCCAGACGTCAGAATCCAGCTCGCCAGAGAGATCGCCCTTCTGCGCCATTACTCCGGCGTAGTAGTCTTTCGCAACGTCATACGCCATAGATGCGCCCTGTGCGTCACCGGCAAATGCATCTTTAACGGTATTGCTGAACTCGAGCCGCATATCGTTTTCTTTCGGCATGGTAATGCCTTTGGCTTCTTTCGATCCTTTGCGTGCTGCGGCACCAGCCAGAATGGTTTGCGATGCGGTAGAGGGCGACACAGACACGTCAGGATTGAACCAGTTTTTCTCAGCAACCACGCCGCCAGGCTTGTCCATCAGGATACCGGCGACTGCGGCAGAAGGGGCGTTGGTACTTATTTGTTGCAGCGCAGCCATATAGACCTGCCCTCCACCGGTGCTTTGTCTGATCATATCAAGGTATGCAGACTGCTGTGAAACTGGAGCATCGCGGAAGAAAGTTCCGATCTGGCTGGCCTCATCTTTTGAAAAAAAAGTTAACGGCGTGCCGTATGATTTTGCCAGTTCGGCTGCCTGAGATGCACGCAGCGCAATGCTCTGGCCAAAGTTATTTTGGTTGGTCATGTCTATAGGCTTACTCTGGCCGGAAGACAGAGAAAACTGAATAGGATCGGCCTGACGCTGTTTGATCACCTGGTTAGCGGCGGCTGATACCTGGTCGAATAATTCAGCCCGTGATGCATAGCCCTCACCGGTCTGTTCCGGCGTCGGCTTCAACTGGTTGACGTATGCCGTGATGCTGTTAGTGGGCATATTGCGGAATGAACCAATGTACTGCCCGGCGATCTGCGTATTCCTGAATTCGGTGTATCGCTGGTTGCCCTCCCGCACGCCGTAGGCAGCCATAAAATCAGCTTCCCCTGGCGGGTTTGGGAACTCAACACCTCGCATGTAAGCCGCGGTGGCGTCGCGAACCTGGCTATCGATAACCGTTCTGTATTCGGCCTGCTGCTGCCGGCGGATCTGGTCAGCCTGGCGCAGAAAAGTGGCCTGCGCTTCCGGCGTGGCGGCGTCGAATGCTGCATTGCCGGTGTAGCGTTTATTGCTGGTTGGCAACTGTGACAGCCCAAGAGCTGCGCTGACGCCGGTTGATAGCTGGTCAGGGCTGTATGGTTGCGTGCCATTTTCATGTTTAATGATGGCGGCGCAGAGCGCCTGCAGCGTATCAGGGTTTGATGCATCAAGCGGCTGGTTAGCAGTGACGCCGAGCTGCGCGCAAACCGCTTTGATGTATGCGGCCGTGTCGTTATTGTCAGACGGCGGCGCCCAGCGGTTAATGATCTCGCCAACGGTATCAATCCCCTGCCGCTGGTAGGATATGAGGTTGCGCCCCAGCGCACGGATCCCATGTTCCGGAGTCTCGAATTTTGCAAACCGGCCATCACTACCAGTCTGCCCTACCCATGGGTTTGATGAGCTGGCTTCGAGGTTCCCCGGGTTGTTGTTGCGGATACCCCTGGTATCGCCGCTATCACCTTTCACATAATACTGATCTTGCTGCTCATGCAACTTTTCAGCATATGCAGTCGCATCATCAGGATTATCAAATATTCCAAGGTGCTTTCCTGTTTTTTCATATAGCGCGATTGCTTCATCATCTGAAAGTAATTTACCGTCATCACTGACCGTTGGTATCAGGACTTCACCAGCATCTGTGCCTATGGAAATAGTTCTTACCGTGCTGATAGTACCATCTTCGTTTTTTACAGATGGTCGGTTGAATAAGTTAATGTTCCCCTGGGTAACCATTCCTTTCGTAGATGATGGCTCACCACCATAAGGGTTAACAGTAGCCCGCCGTGAACCGGCGGCCGTATCGCTCAGCTCACCGTTGCTCTGAATGAATCCGATCGCGTTATTTGCTGACCACTGAGAAAGCGCGCCATCAGCTACCTTCTCTTTGAATTCCACCTTTTTGGCCTGGATCTGCTCAGGGCTCCACCCATGTGCGGCGCCGAAGCTTTCTATTTGCTGAAACGCCTGCTGATTAGCCAGCACATAGTTGGCGTTATCGCCGTACATCGCCGAAGCGGTTTTGGCGCCGGTGGTAAGCGTCGCCTGGAACTGCCCCTCTTCATACGCATTGAGCTGCCCTATCTCATGCCGGCCAGCCTGAGACGTAAACTGGATGCGCTGCTGCTGAGCCTGCTGCAGGAATCCCTGGCGCGCCGACTCCGGCAACTGCATCGCCAGCTCCTGAGCCTTTGCGTCAAAAAGCTGGGTGTATTCCTGCCCCTTGCCGAGGGCATTTTTACCCTGCAGGTTAAGCAGGCCATTCTGCGGGTTGGTCATCAGATCGCTTGCGGTCTGTGTCAGTTGCAGCGATGCATCCTGAGCCATAGCGACATCAGCGCGTTGTTTAGCCTGGCCGAATACGTCAAGCGCCTGGCTTCCTGCGCTCAGCAGCGCATCGCCTGCATTTGGTTGATCGAATGCCTGAAACCCCTGAGTGGAAACGCCGCGGCTTTCAACCTGACGCCCGGCGACTGTTGGTACAACTGGCATAGTTCTCTCCTTATCGACCGGTAGGCGTGCCGACGGCAGCAGAAATTGGTGCGGCCTTGCTCTGCGTGAACGGGTTCCAGGTTCCGCCGAATGACTGATAAGCGCCATAGGCTTTCAGCGGCGCAGTAAGCAGCGTTGTCGCCGCGCCGATAGTTCCTGAGCTTTTAGCCGCGCTTGCCTGCGCTTCATAGTTAGCCGCCTGCGTCTGATATCCGTATGCTTCTCGCTGAGCATTATTGACGGTAGTAAGAGCATCCAGTGCTCCAAACTGCGCCGTATCCCCGAAGATATCCAGCGCAGATCCTGAGCTCATATCAGCACCAGTTGCGCCCATTATTGCCGCCTGCGTGCCCTGCCGCTGCCGGGTCTCACGACGACGCTGATCAGCCTCCGCGTTACCGCGATTTATGGCGTCATTAGCCCGGGCAGTTGCAACATCAGCATTCTGCTGAGCAACCGCGGCAGTATATTTACCCTGCCGATACTGGTTATATGCAGACAGGCCGCTGAGCGCTAAAGTCGCGCCGGCGGCGATAGTCGGATCACACATCAGTTTTTCTCCATGTAAAAGCGGTGGAACGGCAGGCCGAGCACGCCATACGGCGCCGGGTCTTCCAGGGTAAAACCGAGCCAGTGCAGCCACGCTTTTGCGACGTGGTTACGGGCATCGACATAATTTTCGAGATACGGATAGACGGACAGCATTGCAGCAACCACCTTCCGGCAGCGGCGCAGAAATGTTCGCTGATAGCGCTCCAGATCATCCGTGCCGACAAGCCAGGGGATCCCGCTGCCGCCAATCATTGAAGCGGGCGCCACGCCAAAGACGGTAACAACGCGGCCGTTTATCAATCCGGCACAACAGAAGGTTGATGTGCGAAGGCCGCACTCCAGAACACGGGCAGCACTCCAGCCATTCGTGGCGGCAAACTCTTCGATGTCGGCCAGGCGCACTCTGGGGATAATTTCGGCGATGTGCGCGGCGGTGGCCGGGACTATCTGAGCGTTAATCATTAAAAGCCTCCCACGGTAATGCGGGGGATCACCGCCAGTACAGAAAGCGGCAGCGGATCAGTCTGACGGATTTTTACCCGCCCATTTTTATCCCAGTTGCTGTCGAGCTTGACCTCTACTTTGCCTGTGGCGTCATCAACAGGATCGTCGTAAAACTCAAACTCGCGCTGAGGGTATTCGTACCACTGGCCGCCTGGAGTTGATGCCCAGATGCCTCGGCTGGCGTTGACCACCAGCGTCACGGAATTGATCAGCTGTTTCTTATCGAGCAGCGTCTCCTGCCCGTTAATATTGATGTCCAGGGTTTCAAACTGGGCGTTAATCGGCAGGCCGATGTGGACCACGGCGCCGGGTTTCTCCAGCGTAACGGCGCCGCCGGTGACGATTTTCTGCGGCTCTACGCTGGCGTCGGACAGTACATTGACGGTCTGCCCCTCAAGGTGATCGAGTCCGGCGAATGTCTGGCGGGCCATGTACCAGTTAGTGGTGGCGGCGTTGCGCAGGACAGGAGGTATATTCCGGTTTGCCGTCACGGTTACCGAGTTACCGCTTTCCACCGAAATAATGTCGCAGCGCAGCTGCATGGCGACGGCGCTACCATCTTCAGGATCGGTTCCTGTGTAGTGGAACTGGATCTGTGCGCCGACATCTCCCGCGGTAAAATAGCTGGCCCCGCTCATCGTCAGGGTATACGGCACCTGATAACTCCAGTCCCCGCTTCCACCTCCGATAGTCGCCGCCCGGCTGCCGGTGTTGCGTCCGTCATAGGTCAGTCCGCTGTCGACAAAGAAAGCGTCAAGGTAATCGGTGAACTGGCGGCTTGCCAGCCTCTCGATATAGCGTTTCGTCAGGCCGTTGATGGTGCGGTTAACCACGAAATAGATCGCGTCTTCGCTGCCTTCGCTGATGCCACACGTACTTTCATATTTCCCGGCGCTGGATTGCGGAGACCAGGCGAAAACCTGCTGATCACGCAGATAGGTCAGCACCAGCAATTTCCCATCGTCTCGCACGCAGAATGCGCTGGAGAACGGGACAATACAAAACGCCCAGTCGACAATGCTGCGCTTCTGGAAAAGGTGATTTGCGAGAATCGTCAGGTCGTTGCCCTGGAATCCATCAACATCAAACGAGTAGGCCAGATCCCGCACGACGCTGCCCTTCTCCTGGATAAAGAGCGCGATATTCGAAACCGCGATAGGAGGGACATCGCTGCAGCCGTTTGAGCCCTGAGAACTCAGGGAGAATGCAGAAGGCGTAAGCACTTTATTCTGGTCACCGGTCACAACAAACTCACCGCCGGAGGTCAGAACAACCAGCGATCCAACATCGATAAGGTGACGAATTTCGTTAACCTGCCGGCCAGCGTAGGTATAAACGATCCTGTCATCGTCCTGCGTCGGGTTGCTCTTGCCGAAGTCTTTATAGTCACCGGTACGGCTGGCCCAGATGGTTTGCGGATACGCAGGGGATGCAGCGAAGTACAGCCTCTGCTGGTAGTAGACGACTGTCGCCGGATAGCCATTGACGCTGTTCCACGCATAGCGCGCCCACTTGTAGCTGGCCTTGTCAGTACCGACAACGTTCTCAGGGATACGAGAAACCACATCAGCGGTTGCAGTCAGCCCGTCACCGGAGACGGCAGTGATCCGCACAATGCCAAAACCACTATGCAGGTATTCCCACTGCACGCCTGTATCATCATCGCCGGTACCGCCCCAGCCATCCCACGCCATACCCTCGGTGTGTGATGGGCGCAACGTACCGGTTTTTCCTTCGGTATTGGCGCGATAGTAGTTGCTGTCGGCGCGCCTGATATCCTCGATCGATGTGCTCTTGCTGGTTTCCCATACTGGTACAGAGTCAACAGCTGGCTGCTCGAGGTAGAACAGTTTTCCGACCTGCTCGGCGCCGAATATTGCAGAGCTCGCGGTAAGCGTGATTGTGCCGGTGGTGGCGCTGGCCCAGACAGTTTTGGACTCGTCGACGTTGATATCCTCAAACGGGCCGTTAGTTGTCTGCACATCGACGATCTGCCAGTTGTCATGCGCATACCGGCGCAATTCTTTAGGCGGATAGGAAGGATGCACGATCGTCATCACGTCGGCGCTTTGAGTGAATTTCAGGCCGAAAACATCATTTTCTGTATAAGGCGTCGCCAGCTCGTAAATCACATCGCCGGTGGTGAGCACCAGGCCGCCGTCTTTGATGACGCGCATGTAATTGTGGCCAAACTCCAGCGCATAGGTCTGCACCGTCGAAAACTGGAAAGGTATCAGGCGGCATTTGCGATCCGGGTATTTCGCCGCGGCGATGAATTGCGTTCCCGGGCGGTTCTCTACCCCGCCATACTGGCGCACGATAAAGTTATCGCACTTGCGCAGCGCCACCTGGTACTTCGCCATATCGATGCGGCCATAGAGCGATGGAGCAATTTCGCCACCTGAGAAGCTCGGTTGTATCCAGCTAACAGCCATCAGCACATCCTCGCTACGGTAAACGGATCTTCAGGCATTTGCGGTTCCTGCGATTCGTTCATGCTGTGAGAGCCAGCACTGAGGATGATCCGGTTATACATGCTCAGGGCGTTATTGCCGAGGTCGGCATTACCCGTGAGAACCATGTTAATAGCCGCGGCCAGGCGCCAGGATAGAGCCTCCTGGAAGATGGAGTCGAACATGTTCACGTCGGTGATGCGGGCAACATACCGAAGCCAGGCCTGCGGCAGATCGGTGTAAATCAGCCTCCCCGTGCCAGCGCTATCCGCGCCGACCACATACTGCACGCGCATAGCAGCCGTTGGATACCGAACACCGGGAACCGGAATTTCGATAATCTTCAGGCAGTCAGTCGGATACGTGTATGCGAATGCCCAGTCCTGCGGCGGGTTGTTAGTATCAGCCAGCGCGATATTCTTGGTCGCAAAATTCCAGTCAAAGTCGGCCAGCACAGCATCGCGAATCGACTCGTAATACAGGGAGCATTGCCCGGCTTCTTTACTGGCTTCCTCCAGGCTGTTGATGCTCCGGTTATTACCGATATTGCTCAGCGCCCGGTTGCAGATCTCAATGACAGAGGCCATTACTCGCCCCCTTCACCGTAAAGCGTCTGCGCCGCCGTCTTCGGCGCCTCACCTGAAACAGGCGACAGCGCCATATCGGTGATTTGCAGATCCGCGCTGCGGAAAGTGCCATCGTCGCCTTCACGCGCCGAGATACCCTTAATCACTGCTTTTGCGGTGATCATCACCTCAGTACCTACATTCTGCGGCTGCGCTTTCAGCTTATTCAGGGTGTCATTGTTCAGCGTGATGCACAGCCCCCACGGATATTCGTCACGGGTTTTGGTCTCGCCGCTTTCATCCTGGTAGCTGTCGGTGCCGGTTTTGAGATTGACCATTTCCATAGAACGCTCCTACAAGAAAGGGGCCGAAGCCCCCTGGTTTATTCTGAGGCTCAGACGCCTAAATCTTTTCGCTTTTCGGCGATCTTCTCGCGCAGCGTTTCGGCTTTGGTGTTGTGATGAGGCTTCTCGTTAAAGATCAGCTCGTACTCTTCGCGGAGCTTATCCAGCTCGTCATCGCCACCACCGCCTTCGTTCAGCGGCTCAGGTTTAACGACGGCGGGAGCCACAACCTTTTGCGTTGCCTTCGCCTTTGCTTCCTTTGCCGCTTCGTTCAGCGGCTCCAGCGCGGAGCCAGGCACCCCGTCATACTCAATCTCTGAACCCTCCGGCCAGAGGTTGTTATGGATATGGGACAGACGCAGCACGCGGTATTTTGCTTTTTCTGCTGACATCGATACCTCCTTAGCCGGTCACTTTAGAGCGGGTCGGGTACGGGGTATTCGCATCAACGTCCAGGTTGATACCGGAGGTGAACGCGCCAGCAGTCAGCGGGCCGGTGGCTACGGAGTAGTTCACACGCAGATAGCGCTGAACGCCCGCCGGTACCTTCGCCGACACAACGCGCTTACCAGCTTTAAGCGCTGCCAGAGCCAGGGCACCGCTGTCATAAATGGTCGTCCAGGTGCTGTTGTCCGTGCTGGTCTGCAACTGCACGTTGACGGTAGCGGCGCCAGAAGCGGTAGCCGTGGTGTTAACGAGAGCCCAGAATTCCAGCGGATAACCAACTCCGATATCACGGCGGGTGCCGTCGACAGGCGCCAGGTCAATCACATCAGTAGAAGCAGCAGTAGCCGTAACCGCCTGCGCTTCGGAGAACATCAACAGTTTGTCGAGAATCATCTTCATTTCTCCATTTAGCAGCCCGTTACCGGGCCGCTGGTTATAGTCAGGGGTTAAACCACGCGAGCTTCAGTTTCCAGAAGCGCATCGGTTTCGCGAATCGGAACGCCACGGAAGCTGGTCCACCATTCGCCTTCAGTCTCTTTTACGCTGATCGCCAGAGAGGATTTCTCCAGAGATTGCAGATCAAGAGCCTGGGCAACGGTGCGGTTCATGTAGAACACCGGGCGCCCCATGCCACGGTTAGGGATGCGATGCAGCGCTTTCACCATGAGCTTGGCGATGTTCGCTGCCGCAGCAGGATCGGACAGGTTGCTGATATCGATGTTCGCGATGCGTACAACGTAGCGCCAGTCGCGCAGGCACAGGCCGTTATCCCACTTATAGTGGGTGCGGTAGCCTTCATACTGACCGCCGCTGGCATCTTTAAGAGTCTGCTGGCCTTTATCTTCCATCTGCAGACCTGCTTTCTGGCCTTTCGGGAAGATACCGTGAACGGTGTTTTCGCCCCATACAATAAGCCAGATTGACGTGTTATCGGTGCCGGTACCGCCGGCGTCGATAATGTTTTGCGCGTTGGTAGCCGTCAGGTCGGAGTAACGAGAGGACAGGCCCATGAACTGCTGCGGGTTAACGCTGGTGTCGCCATAAAAAAGCGTTTGAGCCATCTGCTGATTCATCGCTTCAATAAATGCGCGATCTTCTGAAAGTCGGAATTCAGCGGTATTTCCGTTCAGATCTGCCAGAGATTTATCAATCTCGGCATAGGTTTCCAGCATGCCAATGCCATCGGTAACCTGCACAGTGGTCGATTTGCTCGGCTGTACGCCGTAGTTGAGCAGACGCCAGGTCGCCGACGGCAGGCCAGAGCGAATGGTCGTACGATGACCGGTAGGCAGGTTGCCTTCAACGATCAACATGTCCTGCAGGATCGGGTTGGTTTGGGAAAGGAGTTCGATAATTTTATCGATTTTCCCGTTCGGGTCGATGCGCTTACCCCAGTCAGCCAGCGTCAGCGCAGTAATGCCTTTAACAGCCATGGTTATATCCTCTCTTATTTGCCATAAAGCACTTCGGCCGCACTACGCTGACCGCTTTCTTTTCCTGTCACCACGCCATCTTCTGACATGGCTTTTCCTACTTTGACGAACGCCTTAACCAGCTCCGGGTGATTACCCAGACCTGTGCCGTTCAGATATTCCTTCAACTCCGGCGTACCGAAGGTATCCAAAGCGCGCTGAGCAACGCCGAGGTTGGCTGTCAACTTATCGCCGCCGATTTCTTTATCGGCCTTCACAGTTGCTGCCCACTCTTCAGTTTGCGCCTGCCATGCTTCTGCCTGACGCTGCTGCACACCGGCCAGAATTTTCGGGTATGCATCCACCAGCTTCTGCGCCTGCTCATTGGTCAGGTTCAGCTCGCGCGCTACCGGCTCGAAGTCCTTCAGTGCTTCAACGTCCAGCTCGACGCCTTCACCTGCTTGGAATTCGTATTTCTCCGGCGCGCCTTCCTGCTTCTGCTCTTTTTCTTCAGCAGGCTTATCCTTTGGCTTTTCACCATCAGCTGGTTTGTCGTGCTGAGGTTTGTCACCTTCAGCACCAGGCTGTTGCTTATCGCCTTCTGGTTTTTCCTGGTCAACTGCTGGTGCTGGAGCATCGGCAACAGGTGCAGCTGGCTCAGACGGCGCCGGTGCAGCGCCACCGTCGGCAGGCTGCTCATTGCAAAGGCGGCGATACAGCAGACGATCAAATAAATTCATGGTTACTCCTGTTCACTGGCCTCTGCGGCCATCTTCAGATACTGTTCAGGGCAGTGCGCCATGACGCGCTGGAACAATGCCAGCGCCAGGTTGCGCTGCCCCTCGTTGAAAGCAGTCACTTGCGGATCACCGGCAAAGCAGGCAGAAAACACCTTGCCCTGCTCCAGTACCCCCCAGATCACCCGGCGGCCCTGCTCGCTACCCATGACGAAACGGATATCTTCAATGTCACGCTGTTGAAGGATTTTCTTCTCGCGTGCCGATTCAGCAGCCAACTGGTCTTCATCAAAATCTGTCATTGCTGACCACCTGCAGGAGCACCTGCTGCGTTAGAAAGCGCTGTCAGTACGCTGGGATCCGCCGTCTTCGCTTCGCTGAGGGTCTTGGCACCCTGAGCGGCAGCCATGCCCATAGCCACCATTTGCTGCTGTTGCTGCTGCTGAGCGCGCTGCTCGCGAACCTGCTCAACCTGATCCTGTGGAACGATGACTGTCGGCGAGACACCGGACATCTCCGCGAATGCATCGATGGCCTGATCCACGTTGAGTTTGTCCAGCGCTTCCGGCTTGGCCTGTGCCAGCTGGCCAATGAAGCCAACGGTGGATGACAGGCTGGACAGGCCTATAGATTTCTGTGCCTGGGCCATCACTGAGATGTACTCAATGCGCAGCGGCATACCCTGCAGGACGTCCGGCGGGGGCGGGAGAAGGTTTTTTCTCGCCATGATGGAGAAGGTGCGATCGATAAGCGGGTTCAGGCATTCATCGTTCAGACGTTCCAGCACCGGGCCCAGCATCAACAGCTTCTCTTCTTTCATCTCGATCACCGCTTCAACTGGCATCGAGCGGGTATTGATGTTCTGCAACATCATGAAGAGGTCGACAAAGTAGGCGCTGTTGATGATCTGCCGCGTGTCCTGGATATCGGCGAGCAGGTCGGCGGTATTCGGGTTAACCAGATAGGCAGGCTTAAATCCGTCCTGGCCGGTGACCTGATCGATATAGGTGATATCGCCAGGCAAAAGGGAAACGCGCTGGTTGCGGAGTGATGACGGGCCAACCATCGGCGGGTTGGTGGCCTTGTCGATCAGCTGGCTTTTGCGCTTCTGCTCCAGTTGCAGAGCTTTAACCTGGCCGAGGGCAATCATGCCCGGGCAGGATGAGCCGTATACGTCCTCGCCGTTCACTTCCCAGCGCGGCGCCATAATCGGGAATTCATCGAAACCAGACTCACGCAGCAACTTATCGCTGTCGCCTCCGACCTCGTAATAAACCGATTTTACCGGCTTATTTTTGCTGTTGAGCTTGGCGGTATCGCGGTCGATGTTCGGATAAACGGCATGAATAACTTCGATCCAGCTTTCGTAGTTGCCGGAATCCCACATACCCCTTACTGAATCGCTGACGTTATTGAGGCCAAACTCCATAACCAGCTGGCGCACCGTCATGGAGAATTTGCGGAAACAGGTGTCAACGCTGCCGCGAGCAGAGTTCGCCATGTAGTAACTGCCGATCGGAAACATCATCGTGCGGATAACGTCGCTGTCGTCTTCCAGCACAGCCATAGCGCCGGTGCTGTAATTCCCCAGGCTGGCGTAAAGCAGAGGCAGTGACTGGTAGATATTGGATTTGTTGAACACTTCGTTCATGCGGCGCTGAACGACTTCAAGCCACAACTTCACTGGGCCGTAGTCCATCATGTCAGGGTCAGGCGTTGCCAGTTTGAACCACGGGCGCGCAGGAGAAGTGATCCCCGACATCATGCCGCTCGATAGCGTGCGTGCTGCCAGGGTGGCGGTGGGGTCAACAATTTTCGTATTGCGACGGTCATCCCGGTTTACATCGGTGACAAGGAAGCGGGAGCCACGCGGATTGATGAAGTCGCTCAGTTCGCGCCAATGCGGATCGAACGATGAGCGATCATTAGTGAGCTGTGCCTGCTGCTTTTGCAGTTGCTCTTTCAGGGTTTCCGCTGCCATCTTCCGCGCTCCAGTTACTGACCGAGCAGCGTTTTGCCGCTGGTATTTGCGGCGGAGGTATCACCCTGCGCCCCGGTCAGCAGCGTAGAACTACGCCCGGCGGCCGCACGGCGGCGCCTGGTTTCTTCATCGCGGGAATCGACTACAGCCTGATCCTGTTCCTGCGGAGCCGCCTGAACTTCTGGTGCCGCAGGTACTGAAGGCTTGCTGCCAATGCACATATCGATACTCCATACGCGTTTAAATTATTACCAATTTAACCACATATGATTTATTTGTCGTAGTGTATTGACCTTTTGACGATAAATTATTACCTTTTTGGTAAACACAACATGAAAGCGCACCCCATTCCCTTCCATTGGTGGCTTTGTCGTTACTCAGATGGCGGAGTGCGCTTCCAGGTGTGAAAGCATCCGGCGTATGGCACATGCGTCGATAGCGGCCCGGGGGCTCCTTGGTACATGGCCCAGCGGGTAGCCGGAATGTGCAAGCCATGCCCTGCATGCACGACAGCGACTCACCATCGTGGCGGTACGGTGTGACACCTCGGAAGAGACGAGGATATTTAAGACAGCAAGCTGAGCAGAGTGAAATGCTTGCGACCCTCCAGAAATGGAGACGAGCCAAAGTGCCGTGTTAATGCGTCCTCTGCAAACCTTCACAACAGGTAAGAGCATTGAGTCGATAATCGTGAAGAGTCGGCTCGCCTGGTTAGCCAGTGCTCTTTCCGTTGTGGTGAATGCGCAGGCTGATGCGCTAACCATTAGTTGAGTGATAGGCGAATGCGGCCGCATTTCTCGCCTGTCGTGATAGGTGATCGTCAGAGGCTCTAAACGGCTGCACCTAATGCCGGAGATCAGCGCCGGCCACCACAACCCAATAACGCCTCAGGACCGTGATACCCGTAGTTCCAGTGCAAGTTTGGCGGTGGCAGTTATTCCCTTTCTGACCACCGCCCTTTTTACAGCAGGACGCCATTGCGATGACTTCATGCTGTAAACCCTGTGACACCCAGCCAAGGACGGCACTTTCCATCATCCCTGTTTCGCCCGGTTCGTCCGGGCATTTTTTTAAGGTGAGATTAGACTATGAGTGACAAAGACATTGAATCTGAAATTCAGGCTAAAGGCTTAACAGCGCCGCGAGTTACGCCTGACCGCATCGAAAGCATTATTGCCAGCGAGCATTATTTCACTGCTGCGCAGGGTGATCACAAGGCAAAAGAAGATGATCTGCTCATCAACCCGGAGCCGTATGTTGAAGCGACACCAGATGCATTGCACCTCCTAACCTTCTGCGTTCTGGTGCTGCGCAACGGCTTCACCGTCACCGGAGAAAGCGCCTGCGCCAGCCCGGAAAACTTCGACCCTGAGATTGGACGTAAGATTGCCCGTGAAAATGCGGTAAATAAAATCTGGATGCTGGAAGGTTACCTGCTGAAGCAGATACTGAGCGAAAAATAACACCGTGACATGTCACAATAGCCCGCCGATGCGCGGGCTTTTTTTACGCCCACGGGTCGTACTCGCTGATCACGTTGGGCTGCTTGCCGCCGGCAGCGGGGAAATCTGAACGCTTCGCCACTGGATAGGCGAACGTCAGAAGCAGCGCATCGCCCTTGCCAGGAGACCGGCCCAAACGCTCTTTGATATCCTCTTTCGGCTCCATGACGATCTTACCGTCCACTCTAACCTTGTACTCTGCCGCGGACAGGTCGTCCGCCGTCTCCTGGTCGTCCAGCGCGCCGCCGAGCTTGAGCCACGTCTTACAGGCGTTGAACATCTCGCCGCGCTTATTCAGCATCTGCGGGTCTGCCGATGCGCCTCCGAACGGCACAAGCTGCCAGGTGCGGCCCCAGCCGTCACCGATGGACTTCAGCCCCGTACCGTAGCCGAAATCGATAAACACCGCGTCAGCCTGGTACTGGTCCTCAAAATCAGCGATACGCTTCGCCATAATCAGATCGTCTGTGGTTTTGTTGCCGGTCCAGAGCACTTTGCTGTGCAGCCCCTGGCGGAGACAAATCACTGCATCATCCACGCCGGAATAAGCCGGGTCGACGCCGATTATCCTGGGGGCGTGCGCCACCTGCGCAGCGGTCACAACGCGCTTCATCGCCTCGTCTGTCAGACCAGTAGGGATAAACTGCAGTTCTGAGGCGTCAGGGAAGATCCCCCGCACGCGGACCTTCACAAAGTCGCTGTCCTCGCCGTAGTCGTCCACCCATTTCTGCAACTGCTGCTTGTTGGTGCCTTCCACGGTGCGGGAATCAATCTGCGCGCACTTCCAGCGGTGTTTATATTTGCGGAAGCACTCCCGGAATCGCCCGGTGTTGCGCGTCGGGTTACCGAACGCCACCCAGATAATTTCGGTGTCCTCATCCGTCAGCGCGCCCTCGGCAACCTCCCAGACCAGATCCGCTATGTTGGATGCTTCGTCGAACACCACAACGATGCGCTTACGCTCGTTGTGCAGGCCTGCAAACGCCTCGGTGTTATGCTCAGACCAGGGAATAGCATCGGCGCGCCAGCGTTTGTCGTGGCCCGGATCGTTGCTGTACATCGCGGTGGCGGTGCAGGTGAACCACTCTTTCGTGATAGCCAGGTTCGACCATTTGATGATTTCCGGCCAGGTCTTCGTGCGCAGCTGGTTGTCGGTGTTAGCGGTCACCACCACCTTGCAATCTTCACAGGTGGACATGGCCCAGTTAATCAGCATCGAGATGAACGCAGATTTGCCGATGCCGTGGCCGGATGCGCGGGAAATCATCAGCGGCTGGTGACGTGTCGCGGGATTCTGCAGGTGTTCCCCTATCTCGCGGAATGCGTCAGCCTGCCACTGTCGAGGCCCGGAGGCGTGCGCCAGTTCGGTGCCCTCCTCGCCCCACGGGAACGCATACAGCGCATAGCCCAGCGGGTCATGGGTGAAGCTGGCGATATCTTCGATCAGCTGTTCTTCCGGGGATAAAGCGGCGTCTGTCACTGGTCACCACCCTGGCGCTCTTTCAGGCGGCGCCGGGCGGCGGCAATGCGGTCGGCAATGGTGACGTTCACGTTAACTTCCATGCGCTCTTTGAACGCGTTAACGTCGACGTGCTTACCGATGAGCTCGAGGTTTTTCACCTTGTCGGGCCATTTCACCTTCTTCAGGATATGCTCGACATCCTCAACAGAGAGATCCGCCTCGCCATTCTCTTTTTGCAGAGAAGCCTGGGTCGTCTTGATGGTAGCGATATCCATAGCACTGAGAGAGGTACGCCAGACCTTCGGCCATTCAGCGATCGGCTTCATCCCGCCGTCATCGTCGAGGATGTCGATCACATCCATCTGGTCGATTTCCACCAGGCGCAGCAGCACGTAATCGGCACTGACGCGCAGGCGCTTGTTGCGCTCCTCCATGAGCTCAGCGATTCGTTTCTGGATACGCTCATCACGCATCATCGTGCTGGCTTTGACGTGGGCAGACTTTGGGGAGAACCCGGCATTGATGGCCGCCTGCGTCTGATTTTCAGGGCATTTAACATACTCCTGGGCGTAGGCTTCCTGCATCACCGTCAACGGTTTGTACTGAGTTGATTTGCGCTTGGGATCCTTTGGCATGGTAAACACCCCGAAAATAATTACCTTTTAGGTAATAATACCATGCCACCAGCGATGTTACATGATCGGAATATCATCATCACTCACCCACCCGGCCCGGTTTATCAGGTAGGTAACGACACCCCGCACTTCAACATCGTCCAGGGCGTCCCCTTCCAGCGCCTCACCATCATCAGTGATCAGCGCCTGCCCGCGGACAACAGCGAATTCAGTTTTCCCGGCATATGCGATAAGAACATGATCACCCTGCTTTGGCCGGCGGCAGACATCGACGATGGCATAACCGGCGGCAGTCTCCAGGGCGCGACAGTTGGCGTCATACTGACAAAGGCGGGAAACGGTTAGCGTTTGCTCAACGTAGTCTGCGGCAGGTGATGGAAACCCCATGATGACCTCACATAAAAATACTGTATATTTAAACAGTACAATCATGCGAGGATTTAGTCAATCTGTCGTGACATGTCACAGCGGTAGTTTTGTTTCGTGCCAGCCAAGAGTGGCCCAGCACTGAGAATCACCAGTGCAAGGGCAGGATGCCACCGGCAGTTGATCGCCGCACTTGCCGCAGCGGCGTTTGCTGATGGCGTTAATCCGGCCGCGCACCCGGGCGTCATCCTGGCGGATAAGCAACGCGATGTACTCGGCCATTTCATAGGGATCGCGACCAGGGCGCCGGGCGGCGCAGTTACGGGCCAGCATCTCCTGCTCCTGCTCATCCAGCACCAGTTCAATTTTGCGCTCACCTGCGGAGGACTGCCGCGCGCGCTGCGCGGCTTTGCGTTCTGCGGATGTCTTAGCCATTGTCATTCACCGACTTTCCGAAAAGCACAGGTCTACCATGCAGCACTCTGTCGTGATTAATTAGCGTGATAGCCTTCCACTTGTTAATCGAAGATGAGCACTTGGCAGCAAGCTTAATGTTGCCGTTGTTTGAATGGAGGTGGCCAAGCCGAAAGAACTCCCTGAACCTCCAGTCCTCTTTGGTCAGCTCTTCGAGAGCGGCTTTGCGTTCTGCTGGGTATTTAGGCATCAGTCCTCCCTCACAATAAGTTTGTAAGCAACGGCCATAATGATATATGGCCACAACACAACGAAGAGCAGCAAGCACAGAATATTATTCTTAATGCCAGTGGTTTCATCGGCCCTTGTTATTTGCGCCAAAATCCACAAAACAAGACCGATGGAGAAATACCATTCCATCACTTCACCTCCTGCGGGGAGGCCGGCAGCGGCACCCAGTGGGTAAATGCCTCAACATTCACATCGTCATACATGTCATACCAATCGCTCCATACGCCTTCGCAGTATTGATATACCGTCCGCTGGACCACACCGCCCTCGGATACGACAATCACTGGTTGCGCTTCATCAGGCATCCGCTCGCTTACCGGAATCCATTTACCCGGCACTACCGGCGCTGGCTGCGGGGCTGCGTACACAGGGTAAAACTCTTCGTTAACGAAGTTTGGGTTTGGGTCTTTAGAACCCAGCCGAAGCATTGGCAGATGAAACCCCTGGTCAGGATTACGAAGCCACGCCACCGGCTCGCTGTCCATTGCGGCCAGCGCCATACGGGCCAGTTCTGCCGATTCCTCCAGGGTTACGCAAGTGTCGTAATCGCGAATTTCTTCTAGGCGCTCTCTGGTTATGGTTGATTTGGTCATTGGTTGGCTCCTTCTGCTGTCCGGTTAACTATCACGCCGTCATAAATTTCGTTTAGATGGCCTCTCAGCTCCATCCGACGCAGTGCTGACAGCATGTAATCGCATTCGACCTGCTTATTGCCGGTGAATGGCTTATCCTCTGCGCTTCCCCAGCAACAGTTTCCCTGCGGCCATCCGTGAACTTTTCGAACCTTTCCATTGACTACGTGCAGCAGACCCCAGCCTGGCGGAAGGTCTTCAACAGAGACAATCCCCGGCTCGCTGATAAAGAATCGCCAGTCACCCATGCCAAGCTCGGGACGCAGTCGGAAGCGTTTTTTCCGGTCTGCCAGCAGGTCAGCACGGGAACACTTCGCCTCTATCAGACAGGATGCGAAATTCCTGAACCCCATCGCGTCTGGCTGCTCACCGGTACTGGTGACAGCGACAAAGCGATCGTGAAAGCAGACTTTGAAGCCGTTCCGTTTGAGGAATTGATAGGCTATCTGGCAAAGCTCATCGTGTGTCAGCGCCATCACTCAGCCTCCACCTTGACGCTCATCTCATGCAGATATTCGTCTGCATCCTTAACAAACTGACCGCCTACGCCGTAATAGCGATGAGTCACAATGTCGATTGTTGCAAGGGGATCGGCTTTAAAAATTTGCCGAAGGTAATCCTCAAGCTCACCCACAGGATGTTTTATAACTGGCACTTTCCCAGGATGGCGAACTACTAAAAACTGGTTTCCTTCCTCCTGAATTTCATTGTTCTCCAGCTCGGCAATCCGCTGATGCGCCTTCTCCAGCGCCTCTACCAGAGCGATGACGTTGGAAGGGGTCACTAACTCATGGAATTTCTCTCTGGCTTCAACAGCCTTTGAATAACGAGCAATACCCCAAACAGATTTATACTTCTCTGCTGCCGCTTTCAGGCTCTGCGCCAGTTCGGTGATATCAGTTGTCATGCGGCACGCTCCTTTCTCATTTTCCGGATTTGAACTGGATGAACTGGTATAGCTTTTAATTCGCCGTCATCAAACGCAGAGAGCTGAGCTGAAATCAAAATTGCTTCTGTCTCGTTTAACGTTCTGATATATCCCTGGCCAGTTATTGCATCAGTAAAAACCAAAGCGGCGTTAGATAACTCTATTTGCTTGCTCATTTGTCGGCCCCCTCTGTGTTCGCATGCTCGCGGATTTTTTCGATAAGCTCGCTGGCGTCGACCTCAAAGCGAGCCAGCGTTTTGCACCCGCCAACTTTGTCACCCGAAATACGATAGCCATAGTCGTCATTGCTGACGCAGAGAGACAGGCCGCCGCTCTGGTTATGAGATACCTCGATATAGACGTGATTAGGCTTCAGCATTTGTCGGCCCCCTTGCGCAGCGAATCAGCCAGCCATTGCAGATTCATAATCTGAACGCCGATATTGCTGAATTTTTTCTCCAGGTGAACGATAGCCCTCTCAACTCCGCGCGCCTCGGCTTCGTCTACGATGCGATCGGTGGCGGGTGTTGCAGGCGCATGCATAATTGCGACAAGCATTGCATCATGCATGCAATCCGCATCAGAGCATCCAAGCGCCTCTGCTGTTTTAAACTCCCGGTACATGTTTTTGAATGCATCCGTTTTGCACCATGCGTTGATGTCCTTCATCGCCACATTCTCCGCAGCCAGCTGCTTAAACGCTTTCGCCAGCTTCAGGAACTTCTGCTCTCTGATCGACAGCTCGCCTGCGCTCTCCATGGAGGCGATGAGCTCGTTTACTGTTTCGAGGTTCATGCCGCCACCCACTCGATCACCAGATAAGCCACATACAGGACGGCGACGATTGCCACCCACCCAATGATGTTTGCCACCATCACGAACAGCAGCAGTGACCGCCGGCTGTAATTCACGAAATCAAAATCCATACTTACCCCCGCTTACCCGTTTAACTTATTGATTCAATTGATATCAATGAAGATCGTTGTTTTAGAACTCTTCGACCTTCCACCCGCCGCCGGCTTTTTCCGGGAGCTTCGTTACTCCGATGATCCGGAATGGGTACTGATCGGCTGCGACTTTGGTTTTCACCCTCGCATCGTCGGTCCAGTAACCCCCCTTCACTTCGTGCATTTCCAGTTGGCCGTTTGCCAGCATCACGGCGAAGTCAGGCGTGTAGAGCGTGTTGTCAGCCAGACGCAGCTTGATGCCTTCGAACCGGTACCAGGCGATTTCCCCGTAGCGCTTACGCAGTTCAAGCTCTTGCGCATACGCCGTTTCGGTTTTGTTCATCTGGCCAGCTTTAAGCCGGCCAAGTGCCTGTATTGTCTTTCGCATGATTTTTACCTTATTGGTAATTTATAACCATAAACGGATCAATATCAATAGTCTTGCGCATATTTTATTACCCTTTTGGTAAACATTAAGGCGTAAAAAAACGCGCTTCCGCGCCGGTATTACTTGATGAGTCCTGCTGCCTTCCCTCGCCGGTATTCCTCCATCAGCCACTGTGCCGGGGTTATACCTCCGAGTGTCGCCGCGTTAGGCATGCATCCAAAGCTTCGACCTGGTGGATGGTAGGTATTGCCACCGGGGTCTGGAGGGGTGCTTATAGGCTCTGGCTTCGACTGGATGCTCAGAATCGGATCAGGTATCTGATGACCTGCCGCGACCTTTGATGCCCATTCGTCAAGAAGCTTACGCGCATGTTTCTCAACTTCAATCTCACTTAACTGACGCTGGTACATCGCGCGCCTGGTATCGCACACAATCCAGTACATGACAGGGTGGCGCCACGGGAATTGTTCTGGTCCGCCAGGCTGTAGGCTTTTCTCCTTGGCGTAGCGGTGAAACTCCCCCATCACATCTTCGATGCTCACGCCAAGCACCATCTTGCTGTCTTTGCACCACTTGATGAATTGACCTGGTGACGGCCAGAACGGTGATTCACTGGCACGGGCATGGCGCATTCCTGCTGATACCTGCTCGCGGGTACGGATACCACCTTCGGCGAAAGCGGCGATCCACTGGCGCTTAGCGTCGGTCTCCTGCTGTGCGGTCTTAAGGTTGGTCTGCTCTGCTGCCGGAAACAGTTGCTTGAGCTGTTTAAACAGGGCATCGACAAGTCTCTCTGCGCTGATGTTCACAACATTGTCTTGCTGAGCCTGGTGATTGTCCGGACCCATCATGCGAGCCAGGGCGCCGGCATCACGATTCTGAATTGCTGCGAATACGTTACTCATAAGAAATCCTTCCAGCCTTCAGGGCTGTTCCAGTGTGGTACTTCATCGTCAGAGCTTTCACCGCGCTTTCCTGCCGCTCTTTTTTTCCTGTTCATCAGCAGCCGGGCAAACTTCTGCTCCCACTGCACGTGTTGCATCACATTGCCTTCTGCCATCCAGTAGGTGATGAATTCGATCAGGTCTGATTTCTTGTAACCGTCAGCTGGTAGCGCATGGCCCCATGTTCTGGCGCGCATGACAAAGTCCTCTGACGGCTTCCAGTTTTCATGCATGGTGAATTTGCCAATTGGCTCTCCGATACCATCAACGACAACCGGAGGGACTTGAATTACTTCGCGCGCAGAGAGAGGGGTTTTTATTTCCCTGATCCCTGATCCCTTTCCTAATGGTACTTGTACCGTATCAGTACCGTACTCATACGGTACTAGTGGTAAACCTTTGATTTTGCTTTCTTTTGGCTTATTCACTACCTGATGTTTAAGGAAATTAGTTATGACCCCAAAATGCTTGCCATCAGGGGTGGAAAACATGGATAAATAACCACAGTTGGAAAGCTCCCGTATTAGTACCGGAATAGGAACGGATGGTTCTCGGATAGGGAAAACTGCAGCTTTGATAAGCTTCGGGTTTGCATTGAAATAGCCTTCATCATCTGCGTAATTAAGCAGACCAATAGCCAACAAGCAGGCTGGTTCTGATACCTCTGCCATGTCTTCATCGGTCCAGAACTCGGGCTTAATGGTGCGAATGCGGGCCATCAGATCACCTCCACGGCATTACCTTTTGAGGCCTCATGCATTAGCCGTTTTATCTCAGCATGGCGGCGGCGGTTAGTCTCGAGGGTGCATTCGACACAATGCCCGTTGTATACCCATCGCTCACTGTCATGGCCGTGCTTACATTGCTTACCGGTGTAGTAGCGCTTTAGTCCTGCCTTTGCCGCTTCGACGCGAGTAATGATCTCCATAGTTCCTGCCTCACTCTGGTTGTGGTTACGGTAATTTTGCAGCAAGCCAAAAAAAGATCAACCGTATTTGGATAATTATTACCAAATTGGTGTACAGGGAGAGGCAGGAGCCGCCTGGGGGTGGCGGCGAGGGTGAGTTTTGAGGATTAACGTTCGTGGAACCAGAGGACCAGGTCGGATTTTGCGGAGATCCACTTACGGGATTTGCAGGCTTTAAACAGTCTTTCTAACAGAGGCTTACGTGGAATTCTTCTACGGCCAGTCAGGTGAACCTGAATGTAGTGGCTGGTCGTGCCGGCGTCACTTGCGAACTCTTCACGCTCTGCCGGAGAGAGGTCGAGCCAGCAGCGTTTGAAGTCAAATTTTTGCACATCGCTCATATTTTTTTAGTCCCGGACTAACTTTAGACAGCCTGATTATTACCAATCTGGTGTAAAAATCAATGACTGTTACCTTTTTGGTAAGTTTACCTTTATGGTAATATTCTATTAAATTTAATCAGTTAGGTAACAATTTCAGGCCAAAAAAATAGAAATGAAAAGCATCTACGACATACGACGCGACAACCTCAACGAGATAATCCGGAAGGATTTCGATAACACACAACTCCGGTTTGCCGAGAGATTCAAAAAATCAGCGAATCTCGTTAACAGGTGGAGCAAAGGGACCAAAAATATCGGCGCCAACGCGGCACGCGAGATCGAGTCGTTCGCCGGGAAAGGTCGTTTCTGGCTGGATATCGACCATCTGTCAGATACCCCGACGCTGCCGGAGATTATCGACCCGCAGGAATGGAGTGTGGAAAAGCAGGCAGCGTTTACCCTTGGTGTATGGATGGGACAGCATCCGGATCTGAACTCAGAGAAAAAGGTTTCGGAAGCGGCCGGTATCGGCCAGGCGACCGTAAATCGCATCCTGAACTGCGAAGGTTCCACCAGCATTGGCGTACTGTCGGCTATCGCCAGGGCGTTCGGCCGCGATGCATATGAGCTGATCCTGCCGCCAGGTAATGCTGGTCTGATTGACTATGACCACCATGAATACGCCAGGCTGCCGCAGGAAGAGAAAAACAAGATCGCCGCCTTCATCAAGTTCATCGTCAGCCAGAACCAGTAACCTCTAACCTACCTGTCACTCCTGCCAGTGGGATAACTCCCCGCGCCTCATGCACTTACCAAAATGGTAAACTTTTCCTCATCAAATCTATTGACACAACCATAAAGTGATCAGATTATTACCTTAACGGTAACAACAGGGCGTTGAATTACCAGAAACCCACCAACGGGTGGTTTTCTCATACCCCTGATATTTACCAAATGGTAATAGCGAGGTGTGTATGCAATGGCAAATCATTAACGGCTGGTACTGCGTTACGGCATGCGGGCTGATGAGCTGGAAGTTTCGCACGCTGCCGGAAGCAATCAGCTGGGCGTTCGTCAGCAAACTGGCAGCAAAAACGGAAATGGGTATGGGGGTGAGCAAGTGAACATTCAGCAGATTAACAACCTGAAAAAAATCATGAACAACATCGATGGCGACTACCAGCTTAACCAGATGCTGTACGAGCGCCACGTCGAACTTATCGACGCGATCAAGTTTCATCAGCTGCAAAAGCCATTCTACGAGCTGGAGCGCAAAGGCGTGCGCAGCGAGATCCTGGAAGAGCTGATGATGAGCTCTGAGTTTGAAGAATGCCTGGCCGCGTATCAGCGGGAACTCACCGGCATCATTGCCAGATGGGATCTGGCTGACCAACTGGATACGGCGAGGAACGCGGCATGACACCAGGAATTTACTTCGATATCAGCAACGAGGACTACCACGCCGGCGACGGCGTGAGTAAGTCACAGCTGGATATGGTGGCGCTGAGCCCGGCCCTTCTGCAGTGGCAGAAATCAGCACCTGTCGATACCGAAAAGTTGAAAGCTCTGGATATGGGAACTGCCCTGCACTGCCTGCTTCTGGAGCCGGAAGAGTTCGATAAGCGCTTCATCGTGGCACCACCCTTTAACCGCCGAACAAACCAGGGGAAAGCTGATGAAACGGCTTTCATGAAGGATTGCGAGGGGTGCGGGAAAACAATTATGGAGGCGGAGCAGGATCGTCAGTTGAAGCTGATGCGTGACAGCGCAATGGCGCATCCGGCAGCGCGCTGGCTTCTTGAGGCAGAAGGATTCTGCGAAGCCTCCCACTACTGGACGGATCCGGAGACTGGCGAGCTTTGCCGCATACGCCCGGACAAGCGCCTGAAGAATCACCCTGTCCTGCTGGACGTGAAGAAGGTTGCCGATATGGAGCGTTTCTCGCGCCACATTGAGGAATTCCGGTACCACGTACAGGACGCGATGTACCGCGAAGGCGCGCAGCAAACCACCGGCGATCCACATGGATTCTTCTTCCTTGCAGTGAGCGAAACCATTGACTGCGGCCGCTACCCGGTGCGGGTGTTCGAACTGGATGCGCAGGACGTGGACACAGGGCATGCGCTCTACCGCCGGGATCTGAATACCTATCACCAGTGCCGCGAAACAGGCGACTGGGGTGGATTTGAAGTTATTAAACGCCCTGAGTGGGCACGCAAACAGGATATGTACGTATGAGCAACGATATCGCAATCACTTCTCAGCCTGGTGCTACCGTCGGCACCGCCGCGGCTATCTTCAGCCCGGAAGGCATCAACCAGTTAGTGCGCTTTGCTGAGCTGATGGCTCAGAGCAGGGTTACTGTTCCGGCGCATCTTGCAGGGAAGCCGGCAGACTGTATGGCTGTAGCAATGCAGGCTGCACAGTGGGGAATGAACCCTTTCGCTGTAGCGCAAAAAACCCACGTCATTAACGGCGCGCTGGGTTATGAAGCGCAGTTGGTAAATGCAGCCATCACCGCAATGGCGCCAACAAAGGATCGCGTTCACTTTGAATGGTTCGGCCCATGGGAAAACGTGATCGGAAAGTTCATCGAAAAAACAAACGACAAAGGGAAAAAGTATCTGGCGGCTGGATGGTCAGCAACGGATGAAAAAGGGTGCGGGGTAAAGGTCTGGGCAACGCTGAAAGGTGAAAGTGAGCCTCGAGTACTGGACCTATTACTTACCCAGGCCCAGGTTCGTAACTCAACTCTATGGGGCAGCGATCCAAAACAACAACTCGCATATCTGGGGGTTAAGCGATGGGCCCGCCTGTATTGCCCTGACGTAATTCTCGGCGTCTACACCCCTGACGAATTGCAGGAAGCAGCACCGCGTGTTGAGCGCGATATTACGCCAACACCAGCGACTGCATCCGGCATGAACAAACTGATCAACACGAAGCCTGAACAACCGGCGGAAGAGAAACCAAAGAGCAGCGACGACCGCGATCCAGAAGAAATTCTGTGCGCTTTCACTGACGCAGCGATGAACTACAACACGCTGAAGGACCTGGACAACGCTTACAAATACGTTGCCAAAAAGCTCGCTAACGATGATGAGCGCTTGGCTAAAGCTACCGACGTCTACAGCATCCGCCGCGAAGAGCTGAATCAAATCCCGATGTAATCACCACCGCGGCGCCCGGCGCGCCGCACTGCAAAAAGAGAGGTAACGATGAAAGGTGCATTAGGCAAAAAGGAACTTCTGGCGGTGGTGCCTGTATCGATGAGCACTATCGACCGCATGGAGAAAAACGGGGAGTTCCCTAAGCGTTTCTGGATCACAGACAAGCGCTGTGCCTGGAACAGCGAAGAGATCGAGCGCTGGCTTGATGAACGTCAGCAGAACGGCACCACAGAGTTTGCTGGAAAAAAGCCTCCGGTTGAGCAACGAGTATTTCGCCCGGTTGGTAACGCGGCGTGACGTCTCTGGCGAGGTACTGGGAAAGGTGGTCAGGATGGTTTCTGTACCTGGCCGCCGTATCCGCCTGGCTGTTCCTGCTGGCGGTCATTTTTCGAGAGGGTTGGATACGATGAATCGGATGGAAAAATACCACGCGGATTATGTCTCGCAGCGCAAAACGCCACCTCTTGTCGCCGTAACGCCGGCGGCAATGGAGATCGAGCAGCGCGCTATTGCTCGCGAGAACAAAGGCCAGTACCGCCTGGCCGCTCGCCTCTGGCTTGAGTGCATGGATGCGGCCACTGGCGAGGTTGAGCGGGCCCGTATCGCTATACGCCGCGATCAGTGCATTGGCCGCGGGAACCGGCTTCGCCAGGGATGCTATGCCGGGATCTGCGCAACCGCCGGGGTGATTTATGACTAACCCACACGACAGCATTCGCGTAGGAAGTATCACGCTGGTTTATTCGTCCGTGCGCCGTGGCTGGCTGGCGCCTGGCGGCCAGGTTATCCAGAACCCGCTGAAGGCTCAGCGCGTGGCTGAGCAACTGAATAGCAAGAAGGTGGAATCATGAAAGAACGCGGAATGATTTTTAATGGCGAGATGGTACGGGCCATTCTCGACGGTCGGAAGACGCAGACCCGGCGGCCTATCAAATGGAAACAGACTCGGTTCACTGAAATTGGTGAGCGCGAAGACGGTAGCAAATGGCCGTGGAGCGAAGATGCGGAGCATGCTTGCGACTTCTGGCACCCATGCCCGTTCGGCGCCGTCGGTGACCGCATCTGGGTGCGTGAAACATGGAATAAATATGGCGGACTCCTCACCTATCGCGCAGACCACGACTGGATTGATGATATGCGCAAGGAAACGGTATGCACAGCCAAGTGGGTGCCATCTATCCACATGCCGCGCTGGGCCAGCCGTATTCTACTGGAAATCACCGATGTCCGGGTGGAGCGGTTGAACGCTATCAGCCCAGAAGACGCTGAATCTGAGGGGCTGGAGTGTACCAACTTTACAGGTTTCGGCGACGAGCCTGGATTGCCTAGCTATCCGGAGCCGGATGTTTATTTCGACCCACTGAAGAAACAGTGGAAGGAATATCCGCCTGAAGCATTCGCGGGGCTATGGGAATCCATCTACGGCGAAGGAAGTTGGCAGGCCAATCCATGGGTTTGGGTCATCGAATTTAAGCGCGTTGAAGGCGGTGCAGCATGAGCGGAAAATACACCCTGATTTACGCCGATCCGCCTTGGCTTTTCCGCGATAAAGCTGCTGACGGCAAACGCGGTGCCGGTTTCAAGTATCCAGTGATGAATGTTCTGGATATCTGCCGGCTGCCAGTATGGGAGCTCGCCGCCGAAGATTGCCTTCTGGCTATGTGGTGGGTGCCGACTCAGCCGGTAGAGGCGCTGAAAGTCATGGAGGCCTGGGGATTCCGCCTGATGACCATGAAGGGATTCACCTGGCACAAGACGAACAAGCACAAAGGGAACAGTGCGATCGGCATGGGCCATATGACCCGGGCGAACAGCGAAGACTGCCTGTTTGCGGTGCGCGGGAAACTGCCGGCGCGCATTGACGCCTCGATCTGCCAGCACGTCACGGCGCCGCGTCTGGAGAACTCGCGCAAACCGGACGTTATCCGAGAGAAACTGGTGCAGCTGCTTGGCGATATCCCGCGCATTGAGCTCTTCGCCCGCCATTCGTCTCACGGTTTCGACGTGTGGGGTAACCAGTGCACGGCGCCGGCGGTTGAGTTGCTACCAGGCTGCGCTGTGCCGGTAGTGAAGACGGAGGCCGCATGAACATTGCCGAAGAGGCCTCGCTGATACGACAACTCGAAGAGGCGCGCGCCATTATCAACCAGAGGAATGGAGAGATCCTTCACCTGCAGCGAGAAGCGGCGCGCTACCGTGAGCAGCGGGATTCTGCAAACGCGATGGTTAAGTTCCTGCGCGGTCTCTTTGATAATTCTTCGCAGGAGACACAATGAGCCGCCTCCGGGCGGACTATTGTTCATTCATCCACTTTTCAAATGCAGACGGGGAGAACGTCACCAGGTCGTAATGCTCCCCGTTTATCCATGCATCAACCATATTTGCCCACTGCTGCAGCATGTAGGCCCGCTGCCGGGAATACTCGGCCTTGTTGTAAACCGCCCTCACGCCCTTCTGTTCATGCGCAAGCGCCTTCTCTATCCAGTCTGACGGGAATCCCGCTTCATGCAAAAGCGTGCTCGCTGTGCGCCGCAGGTCGTGCACCGTGAGAGGTTGCAGGCTCTCCCCGGCATCCGCTGCCGCAGCAACCGCGCGATCGATGACTGAGTTCAGAGCGGCATTGGATAGCGGCTTACTGGTGCTGTAGCGACCTGGCAACAGATAATCACTCCCGCCGGCGCACATCTGCAGGCCTATCATCAGATCCTGCGCCTGAGACGGCAGGTAGATGACGTGCGACCGGCTCCCCTTCATCCTGTCAGATGGGATCGTCCAGGTTCCTTTGCTGAAATCCACCTCTTTCCACGTCGCCATGATGAACTCGGTTTTGCGCACCATCGTGATCAGGGTGAGCTTCACAGCCAGTTTTAAGGTTGGCAAAGTGCTGACGGTGTCGAGCGACCTGAACAGCACGCCGATTTCTTCCGGCTGCAGGCAACGGTCACGCGGTTTAAACATGGCGATCGCCGAAGGTTTGATATCTGCGGCTGGGTTGAATAAACCGTGCCCGCGGTCATTGGCATACCGGTAAACGCTGCTGATGATTTCACGCGCCTGCACCGCCGTCGCACGTCCGCCGCGCTCGACTATGCGATCGCAAAGATCACGCACCATAGGGGTCGTTATCTCGGACATCATTTTGTTTCCGAGAACAGGCAGAATATCCCTGTCGATTACTGATTGCTTCATAGCCCGCGTACTGTCAGCCAGGACCACATGTTTCATGTAGGCGTCGGTATGTACCGTAAATGTTTCGGCGCCGCGGATCCGTTTGATACCGTCACGCTTCGCCGCAGCCGGCGACTGGCCTGCGTTCAGCAGCTTTTTAGCCGCTATCAGCTCATCCCTGGCTTCAGCCAGCGTGATACCGTCACGACCATACTGACCGATAACCAGCGTCTCCCGGCGGCCGTTGATGCGGTAATCGTAACGAAACGAGATGGTGCCTGAGATCAGCACGGCTACATACAGACCGTCGCGATCGGAGACCTTGTACAT